TGCCAGTCGGCAGAGCAGCGGGGGCGGGCGAGTCGGAGCGCGGGCTCATGCGCTGCAACAGTGCCCCCACAGCCTCAGACGGCTTGGCCTCCGGCGCGGCTTCCAGCTCCTTGGCGAAGCGCGCGGCTTCCTCGGGCTTGCTGTCCAGGGAGGCGACGTAGGCGAGACGGGCAGGACCGTGCTGGAACTGAACGGCGCGGAGGAGGGAGCCCAGCGCGGTACGCGACTCCTCGTTATCGTCCATACCCTTGGTGGCCTGATCGAACATGGCGCGCCCCGCCGCCTTAGACGCTGCCGACTTCATGAAGAAATCGGGGTTGCCCTCCGCGTCCGTGAACTGCACAGCGAGGCTGATCTTTGCGGCGGCAATCTCCTTGGCGAGGTCGGACACCTTCATGGAAGCCTTCAGGGCTTCCGTGATGCGCTTCGCCGCGTCGCTGACGATCTTCTCGGCGCCCTCTACCGCCGTGTAGTCCGTGCTTTCGAGCGTAACCAACTCGCTACTCTGCGTGGTGGGCAGCGGGGTAGCCATGGCTTCGCGGACGCCAGCGCGGGCCTTTGCCTTCTCCGCAGCAACGCCCTTGCCCGACAGCGACGAAATGCGCGCCTCCGTCTCCGCCTCCAGCTCCTTGGCGCCGTCCGCGTTGCCCTCGCTGCGGAGGGTGATGATTCGCTCGGTGTTCGCGGCGATGTCCTCCAGGGCTCGCGCTCCGGCGTCCGTGGTGATGTCGTTACGTGTTGCTGCCATGGGGGTCTCCTCGTTTGGGTCCTCGTGCGCGGCCTTGATTCGCGTCATTGCGGTCTTGCAGACGGTTCGCCCGGCACCAAGGGTGGTCGGTTCGGTCAGCACCTTACCACACCAGCACTTAGAGTCACCAAGACCGCTGTAGATGTGCGCGGTACGCCCTCCGGGGGAGGTGATGCCCAGGTCCGCCGTCGCCATGTAGTTCGCGAAGCCACTCATGATGTACCCCTCTGTCGCTGTCTGCTACTCATTGCGTGCCCCCGGCGGGATTCGATCCCGCACCCTCTCGGCGTGTCACCGGGGCGGCGGCCGATCATCCGTGGTTGTGCTCGCAGCATCGGAGGCAGCGCCCCTCATACCGGGAGGCGATATCTTCGTCTCGGTCCGCGCCCAGGTCGGTTACGTCACCCCGCTGGCACAGCATGCCGACCGGAAGGTTGTCAGTGTGGCACCTGATGCAGTAGGCCGTGTCCATTGCGTTCCTCCGTCGCTGTTTTCCCTGCCGGAGGCCAACACTGCCATACGCGCGGAGCGCCGCACAACCCCAAACCGCATACGAGTCTCGTATGTGCCCGCCGCCGCAACGCAAAAAGACCCGCCTCCGGCACTATGCCGAAGACGGGCCGTGCGAAGCACTTAGGTGCTGACCTGCGAATACTGCTGCCGGAGCTTGCCGGTGGTGGTGATGCCGTGCAGACCAGACCCCGTGTAGGTGAATCTGACCCGCCACAACAGCTTGCCGTCGACCACAATGCGAAGCTCCGGGGCGTTCCTGCGCGCCCAAACGCTGCCGGGTGTGACCTTCACTGCGTACCCCCTCCAAAATCGGACAAGAGGGGGCATCCTATCACGTGGTCAGCGCGTCAGCGCGTTGCGCCAGTTCTGCGAGGCTCCCGCCGTTGTAGATCAGCACGTCGGGTGTTTCGCCGTCCAGTGCCGTTTCGCTGTCATGCTTCGCGGCTTCGCGCTCAGCGGGTGTGAGGTTCGCGGCGATCACCGGGCGGACGATTCGGACGATCCGGAAGCCGATGGCGCGCAGTGTGGCGACTTCGTTCGGGTACCGCACATCGGTAACCACTACAGGGTCCGGGCGTACCTCGCTGATCTTGTTGACAGCGATACGAACCCAAAAGTACGGGTCCACCTCGCGGACACCCTGCCCAATCTCCTGAAGGGTGCGGCGAACCTCGGGGAACTCGTCCTTCGCGCGCTCCCACCCGTAGATTTCGACGCACCTCGCCAGCCGAAGCGCGAACTCATCCCCTCCGCTGAACCGGGTAGACACTATCGGATTGATCCGTAGCGCGTGCTCCTTCAGCGGGTCGGCGAACGCCACGCGGGCATAGCCGTGCGCCTCGCAGAGCCTTGCCGCCACCGTGTCCTTACCGCTGCGAGCCTTACCCATAAGGGCGATATTCGTCATGAGGGTTCTCTCCCGGAGTCGTGAGGGTTGTCTCAACTCCGGGAGGGACAAACGACTGCCACTACGGCGTCACGTACAGCGGAGCCTCCGCCTGCGGCGCGGGGTCAGCCACCTGCGCTACGGCCATGCTCGCAACGTGCTCGACCTCCGCGACAACCGGCGCCGGGACGTGCTTGGCGAGGTACCCGCAGACGAAGGTGACAGCAGCAGTGACGCCAGCACCGACCAGCGCGAGGACATCCCCCGGCACCTGACCGTGGAAAGCGTGGCGGGCGACAATGTCGGATACGAGAGTGGCGGATGCAGCGCCAACGGATGCGGCGCTGACCTTGCCGGAAATGGCCATGGTGGAATTCCTCACTTGCTGTAGAACGTGGCGACAGTGGAGCCGACAGCGAGAAGGCTTGCTATCGGCAGGGCGTACTTCCAGCGCTCAATGGCGCGAATGCGGGCTTCGTGATCGTCCGTGCGCTCCTTCTCGTCCGCCACGGTGCGCGTTACCGACTGGATATCGGCGCGGGAGGCGACCACTTCGTCATAGATCTCACGCAGTCCGATGGTGATTCCCGGCTCTTCGTCTGCCATCAGGAAGCCATCCGAGCCGCGAGCAGCGCCACGACCCGCTGAGCGATGGCCTCCGCCTGCGCGTCAGTGAGCACGACGGTACCGGCAGACTTCTCCGCTGCGGTCTTCGCGTACGCCTCAGCGTTGATCAGTGACTGGTGCATGTCGTGCTGATCGGTGCCGTGCGAGTATTCCCAGACGCGAAGCGCGATAGCGTCGATTTCAGCAGAGGTAAGAGCCACGTCAGTAACCTTCGGAGGAGTAGGGGTAGGGGCGGGCGCGGAACTTCCAGCGGCCCAAGCGCGGAGCGCAGCGACGGACGGGAAATTGGCAACGTTGTGGTCCATGCCGCCCGTCTCGCTGTACTGGTGGAAAACCCACGGGTGAGTGATTCCGGGCTTACCCGCAGGGCTGTCCGGGTCGGCGATCCAGAGGCCATCGCCCGCATAGCTCTCGGTGTCGCGGCTCCGCCAAAACGACTTGTTGCAGTACAGGACCACCTTGTGGGACGGTGCCTTGGCCTTTACGCGCCGCATCCATTCGTCTCGGTCAGCCTGCGTGGTGCTGCCTTCCTCCCAGTCATAGGCGATGATGTCGCCGGGCTTGAGGTCAGCGTGGGCGAGGAAGTAGTCCGCCTGCGCGGCTCCGTTACCGTGATGCCCGAAGTGGTAGTGCCCGAGCACCAGCCCAGCAGCGCGCCCGTGGGCTATCTGTCCGGCGTAGTGTGGGTTCACGTAGGACGTGCTCTCGGTCGCCTTGGCGAAGACGAACGCGAGGCCCGCTGTGCTGTACGTGGTGGACTGGTACGACGCTACGTCGATACCTGCGGGGAAGCTCATTCGGTAGATCCCTTCTTGGCTTAGGTCGAAACCCAGCGGGCATTAAGGTTGGTCGCGCAGTCGCCGGTAACGATGGTGTTCAGCGCCGCACCACTGTTCTGGTAGCCCCACAGCGACACATAGTCGCCAACGGCGAGGCGCACATAGCTGGTAAACGCGTTTACCGTAGATGCGTTGGCGGTCGCCGGGTTAATGGTGTTCTCACTGCCGGGGACGCTAGTCGCGCCGTTAACCAGGAACTTGGCCCCACGAATTCCGGTGCCGCCCGACGTGAACGACACCGCGCCGTTCACCTCATAGACCCCTGCCACCTGCGCGGTATACCGCTGGGAGTTTGTAGTGGTGCTGTGCCCGCCGTCCGTGTCGATGATCTCGGTGTCCAGCAGCATATTTACGAAGGTGTTGTTTGCTACCGACTGGACACCCGCGTGATACGCCACGAAGAGCGGCGGGCTAAGCACGAAGTTACCCAGCGCCTGAACGTTGGCGTTCCAGAATGCTGCCGTCTCGAAATTTCCGGGGGCAGCCGTGCCCATGGTGGGCGCAACACGGGTCAAGATGGCTCCTTAGTACGCGAACGCGTGGCTGTCGAACTTGCTCACGCTGTCCCAAGTGGTCACGTCAGTCACGCCAGCGGGCAGAGCCTCACAGATGGTCGCGCCGGTCGTGTGGCTATGAGCCGTCCCCGCTGTCAGCGTGATAGTGCCGGTGGCCCACGGGCTTCCGCTGCTGCTGACGCCCTGTACCGTGACGTTCTCCTTGGACGTCGTCCCCGTAGGGCTGATTGTCAGCACGGTGCCCGGGGCAAGCTGCGCGGCGAGGGGGTTGAGGTTGTCCTGCGGCGCGTTGACCGTCAGCGTGGTGGCGCCGGAGCTGCACGACTGCATGGTGGTGTGCCACGCGGCAAACACCCCGTACGGCGTGAGGTCAACCGGGCTGCACTGAAGAGTGACGAAAGCCTTGTTGCTGCCGTCCATATCCCACGTGATTTGCTCCACAAACGCGTCTACCGTGATTGCGGGACGCCCGAGCGGACGCCGGATGATGCGAATCCGCATGCCAAGTTCCAGCGAGAGGCACACGGGCCACAGCGCCGGATAAGCGGCGGGGTTGAGCTTCAGCATGCTGACGCGCGTCGCCGGATTCTTGTAGCGGCTGACGAGATAGCTCGCGGCATCCTGGCACTCGAAAGCGTTTGAGCTGTTTACCGTCCTGGTCAGCGTGCGCGGGAAGTATGCATTCTGCGAGGTCGTATCCTGTGCTGTGAATACCTGGCCCGTGGTCGCCTGCGTTACCTCAGCGATGTTGCCAAGGTGCGTAGGGTCATAGTCCAAATCCACTTCCTCAAACGGGAATTCTCCGCCCGCTGTGTCCCCACCGAACGTGTAGACAGGCGCAACCGTGTTATAGCGGTAGCTTCGCGCACGGAACACGATCTTCCCTGACGCATCCACGAAGTGCTCCCCGCCCTCCGTATCCACCACGTCTTGCAGGGCGCTCAGGGCGTCTTGCCCATCAAGCTGCGCAGGCCCCATGCTGCGCGTCATGCCCGTGGCGATGCTGGTTCGGCTTGTGTACCCGGCGTACTTGAGGATGCGACCATAGCGAACATCCGTAGCGTCGCCCGAAAAACTGTTCTTCCACGCGTTGTAAAGGGTGTTGCTCTGCGTGACGCTGAGCGCTGTCGGGAACTCAGCACAGAACGACATGTCCCCCTGATAGTTGAACGCAGACCCGTTACCTACGGTGGGGTCAATCCATCCGCCAACAGCGTCGGATACCAACCCCGTAGGCTCATCCGCCGCAGACAGGCCCGTGTATGTGCCGCCCTGTCCGTCGACTTGTAGCGTCAGCGTTAGATTCGCGTGAGAGTAGGCTGCAAGTACAAAATGCCAATTCCCGTCAACCACGTCGGTAATCACACCGGCCGCGTAGGTGATCCGCGTTCCGCCCGGACCACTAACAATCATGAAAAGGCCCTGCGTGGGGTCAATTATCCAAAACAGCGAAGAGCCGCCGCCCTTTTTCTTGTCCAGGGAGGACCACAGCGTGGCCGAAGTCGTTGGCGTAGGCCCCGTGTAGCGAAACGCGAAGATGCGCGACCAGTCACCCGACGGGTTCGCCGGTCCCGTGATGCCAGCGGTGGAGAGGTCAATATATGTGGCAGGGCCGGGAAGGTTGGTGCCCGGATCGCTATTGGCGAACGTCGCCACCGTGCCGGAATCGCCCGTGTACCCGCTGCCGTGGTCCGTGCCAAATACCAGCGAGCCGGGACCGAACTTGGAAACGTTGACGCTGGCCGGACCGTAATTGCCCGTCGCGTCCGTGGCCTGTTGCGAGCCGGAAGGATCGTCCAGCTTGTACAGGAAGCGCGGATTCAGAAGGTTGATTTCCTCCGCGAGCGGGTCATTAAGCTTCCGCTGTGCGAGCAGCGCGAACGCGTCAACCGCAGTGGGCTGCACCACGCTGTACGACTGGTCAAGCTCCCAAGACTGGGGCCAGCGCTCCACAAAACCGGCGTAGATCGGGTACCACGTGCCGGGGGTCTGGTATGCGGTCTTCGCATCTTTCTCCCACTGCCACCCGTCCGTCTGGATAGTGCAATTCGCCGCAGCAGTCGTTGTGTTGATCAGGCCCGTGATCGCGTTCGCGCTGTTTGCCGGAGCCGTTCCGGAAATCGTCAACTCAGTCCAGCCGGTTGCAGTACTGGACCCGGTCAGCGTCACCGGAGTGGACAGCGCAGGGCCGATACTCGCGCCGGTCGCGTCACGCCACGAAATGGCCAAATTCACCTGAAGCGTGGTTGCGTCCGTGATATTGCGAACCTGAATGGTGAAAACGTAGAGCTGACCCGCCTTGATTGCAGGCTGCTGCGTTTCCAGAATGTAGCTGTTAGCGGCCTGCGAGGTCAGTACCGCGCACTGCCACACATTCGTCCCGACGTACGCCGATGCGCTCGCTGCAACGGTGGGCGCGGGACCGAACATATCGGGACCGTTGACGCTCTGATCCACAGCGCCGAGCGGAACGCCCGTAGTCTCAGCAATAGCGGGCGAGAGCAGGTTGCGCGTCGCCGGGTACTGCGCGCGGAGACGGTACGGCTGATACGGCGCGATGTGGCCAGCGAAGGGACCGGCCGTGTTGGTGGGGTCCAGTACCCCATCATTGTTGCCGAGTACCACATTCAGCGTACCGGACTGTACCTGGTCAAGCTCGTACTGTCGCCCGCGCTGAGCAGACACGGCGCCCTGAGTGCGGCCCGTCACGTCCACAAAGCCGTCTAGCGGCGCGGAGCCGCCCGAAGCGCCCCACTTGGCGCCCCACCCGTGCTCAATGGTCGGATAGCCCGAAGTCAGGGTCACCGTGTGCTCCTCTCGACCACATACGAGACTTGTATGCGGTCAGATCTTGAATTGCGGGTACGTGCTGGTGTTGCGCATGCCTCGCTGCTGCATGACGGACTGAACGCTGTTGCCTAGATCCCGCTCAGCGATCACACTTCCGCGCACTTCCACATGAACATGGTTGTGCACGACCGTGCTTCCGCCACCCGAGGACAGCGACAGCCGGTTAGGCCCGAACTGCGAGCCTCCGGCAGAGCCGGGGAGCTTGCTTGCCAGCGAACGCACGGCGGTATGCGCGATGTGCGCGCGGTCCGTCACACCCTTGGCAATGCCCTCCGGGATGGCGTAACCGACCACCTTGGCGAACACCTTGGATGGCGAGTTGATATCGAGCACATTCATTGCGGCGTGCAGCGCGTCATTCGCGAGGTTACTTACTTCGTTCTTCAGGAATCCCGCTGCATTCTCAACGCCGTGAACGATGCCCATCACGATCCAGTAACCGACGTCGGAGAACCGGTCACCGAAATGCAAAACGCTGTTGTACGCGTCCTGCATCTTGTTGAAAATGGCGCCCTTTACGCTGATCATGTATTGCTTGACAGCGCTCAGCGCGTTGGCTATCGGCGTGACGATAGCGGAACGTACCCGCTGCCAGCCGGAAGCCGCCCCCCCGTGAATGGTCGACCACATCGCACCGAGCCACCGCGCCGCCGTGTTCCACGCTGAGCGCAGGAACGCGACCGTGACCATGATCGGCGCGATAATCACTGCCTTTACGCCGGTCCACACGGCATCCGCTGTTGCCTGAATCACGCCCCAAACCGTGCGCAGCACGCCAAGTACCGCATTCCACACCGTTTGCACAACGCCGAAAACGGTCGTGTGGAAGCGCCGCCAAGCGCCCACCAGGATTGCGAGACCCGGCATGAAGATGACGAAGAGCAGGGGCCACCAGCGCCGGAAAAACCCGGAGATGGCGCCCCAAACTGCCATGGTCACTGACGACACCATGCGCCAGCCGCTGAGTAGCGGATTCACGACAGCGCGGTATCCCGCTACCGCAGTTGACTCGATCGCCGTCCATGCAGATTCCAGAGGAGCGACAATGTCATCATTCCAGATCTTCACGGTGTTGTCCGCTAGCCAATGCCACGCGGTAACGAGCCCGGAGACCGTGTCATGCCATGCGGTAGCGAGCCAATGTGCCACGTCCCGCCAGTGCAGCGCCAGCAGCACCAGCGCAGCGACCACAGCGACGATTGCAACTACAATCCACGTCAGCGGGTCGGCGAGAATCGAGTCTGTGAAACTCCAGCTAGCAATAGCGGCAACCGTCAGGCCGAGCGTCAGCGCGAAGAGCGCCGCACCCACCAGTTCCAGCGCGATCCGGTGTCGTGCGAGGAATCCAATCCCGATGCCGAGTACGTGAATGAACGCCATTGCGGCGGGCATGAGCTGTGTGCCAATCTCAATGCCCATTGCCTGAAGCGAACCCTTGGCCTCCGCCATCTGCTGATTGAAGGTCTTCTGAACGTCAGACCAGCCCTCAACCGACTTGCCGCCGTGCTTGACATGCTCGGTAATCGTCTTGACGTTGCTCCGGAACGTCTCCATGTGCGGGCCGGTGAGCTGAAGCGCCGCCATCATTGACTTCGTACCGCCAACCATGGTGGCCAGCGCGCCAATGTACGTTTGCTGCGTAGGTGGCAGATTCGCCAGCACCTTTTGGAATTCCGTGGCGCTTCCGCTGACGGACTTCAGCTTATTGATCAGCACCGTGCCCGCAGGCCCCATGTGCTTCTCGATACCGTCCGTGAGCATGTTCAGCGCAGCGGCAAGGCCCTGACTGCCAAGCGTCTTGGCAACCTCAATGGAGCTAATGCCGAGTGACTTCATTTCGTTCGCTGCCTTGGCAGACGGATTCGAAAGCTGCCCGATCGTCTGCCGAAGGTACGTTGCCGCCACCTTGGCGGAAGTGCCCTGCATGGTCATTGTCGCCATGGCGCCGAGTACTTCGTTCAGGCCCACGTGGGCCGACGCTGCCACGGGCAGGATGGAACTCATGGATGACGCGAGGGCTTCCATGTTCGTTTTACCGCTGGCCTCAGTAGCGACTAGCGCATTCATGACGCCGGTCACGTCGCCCGCACCGAGCTTGTACGCGTTCAGCGCGGTAGTGGTGGCGTCCGTGACGCTTCCCAGGTCCGCCGCACCTACCTTGGCGCCCTCCGCCGATACCTCAAGCACCTTCAGTGCCGCAGCACCGTGGTAGCCCGCTGACTCGACCGTGTATAGGCCCGTAGTCAGATCCTTAGTCGACTCGCCGACCTTGCCCGCCATGTCGAGCACACCATGGCTTACCATGCCCATGTTTTGCTGAAGCTCACCCGCGCCGGTCCGCACGCGGGTCATCTGCGTTTGGAAGTCCGCTGCCATGTGCACCGAGGCGACAGCGGCAACGCCAGCAGCAACACCGATGCCGAGAAGCGCCGCCTTGGACACAGCGCCGAGACGAGCCATCTGCCCGCCGCCCTGCGTTTCGACCTCAGCAAGCTCGCGGCGGACACCAGCGGCGGTAGCGTGGAATCCCGTAGCCTTGCCGAGGAATTCGATGAAAACCGGGGGCAGAGCACCCATGATCTACCCCTTCACCATTTGCTAGTGGCCTTAGCCCAAGCCGCATTCCATACGGCGGGCATTTTCGGCTCAGCTTTCTTAATGCCGGGCTCGAAATACGGGAACTTGCCCTCAAGCTCGCGCTTGTACCAGTTGACTTCCGGATGCGCCTTTGCGCCGCCCATGAAGACGACAGCGGACCCACCACCTACAGTCGGGCGCGGCTTCCGGGATTTCTTCACGCTGTTGTAAAGCGTGCCGGTGAGCTTGCCCGGTCCGCCGCCCTTACTGACGTGGTGCGGCGAGAGGTTCAGATTCACAGCGGGACCACCGGGACCGGAACCGCGCTTATCCCAGCGAGGGCGCCCGCGCATTCCGCTGCGAACCGAGGTGCGCCCAAGCGCCGTGACTTTCTTCAGCGCTTGCAGCGTAGCGAGGTCAACGCGCCGATCCATGGCCACTAGCGCCGCACGCGCCTCCTTGCCGCCCTCAATGAAGGCGCCGAATCCCTCAGACACCCTCACTCGCCTCCCGCTGTTTGTTCGCTCGCGCTGTCGCCACGGCATCGTCTACGGCCAGCAGCCAATCCAGCGTCACAGCGGATTCGTCCTCAAGATCGGACGGGCGACACCGCATAAGTGTGCAGAGTCGCCACGTCCTGTATTCCTCAAGAGGAAGGGTCTCGGGTGCGTGCCTGAACTTCCCCTCAAGCTCCGCCGTTAGACGCTTGAGGGATCGGTAGGGGAATCCGCATCCGGGGTCGGCTCGAAACCGGGCAGGAGTTGCGCCAGATACGGGCTGCACGCCTCGCGAAGCGCGTCAAGGTCCCGCCCCGGAAGATCCTGGCAAGCGTCAGCGGACACGGGGAAGTCGTATGACCAACCGGCGACCATGGCCGTGACGAGAAGATCGTTCAGCAACTCCAGATCATCGAACGCAGAGCCCATGCCAGCGGCGATCGAAAGCTGATCCTTCGCGGACAGTGGAGCGTCTTCCTTACCCTTGGCCTTTGCCTTGGACTGGATAGCCTGCGCGGTGCTCACAGCGGCGGTGAACTCAGCATTAGCGCCAAGCTTGGACTGAATCCGCTTGATAGGGCGCCGGGACCGCTCCGTCACGTCGGCAACGGCGCGAATGTCGGCAGTGGCGCCGGAGGGGAGGTTCAGGTGGATCATGCGTAAGTTCCCGTCGTTACAGCATTCTGAATGGTGGCCTTCACGGGCGAATACCCACCGGAAGCGCCAATGTCGGTGACGTTGGCAAGGCCCTTGAACGTGATCGCAAGCTCTACGTAGTCCTTAGAGCGGCCGATCTCCGCCGCGCTGTACTTGACCTTAGAAAGGTCGAACTTCACCTGTACGGCGCTAGATCCAGAGCCTTGCTGGTAGTTGACGCTCAGCGTGGTAGCGGTGTTGTTCAGGAACCGCAGCAACTCCGCGTCGTCATCCATTACCACGGTCATCTTGCCGTCCGCGCTGACGGGGCCAGACCACAGAGCCGCAGGCGCCTGCGTACCGTCGACAGCGTCAATCACGGTCACGGTGCGCTTCAGGTTGATTTCACCGTCCAGCACAACGACAGTGGACGCCCCGCCGATAGTCACGGCGCCCACCCAACCGGCCAGCGGAGGAACGGCGGTAAACGATGATGTCGGCTTGGTGACCGTGGCACTCGGGTACGTCACAGCCTTGGCCGTGTACGTCAGCATCCCGTCCGCGCTGAACTTCAGACCGAAGTCGGAGAACTTGGCGCCCGGATACTGGCGAGTGCCAGTGCTGTAGTAGTCGGTCAGCGAATACGACTTCGGCTGTCCGTCACTCGTGTTCAGCGTCGAGATGACGTGCGTGTACGGGGCGCTAGCGCCGGTCGTGACGACGTCGCCAAGAATGCCCGCGATAACCCACGGAACGGTGTCCGGGAAGACGTCGCCCCCGAAGTCGACAGTTCCGGACTTAACACCCGCGATCTCGTCGTACTCATCGACCATCGCGCCGCGCAGACCCTTGTCCGGCAGCATGGTCAGCGCATCCTTGGACGTGGGCGCGCTAACCGGGATGTACGCCGTTGCGGGAACACCCGTACCGGGCGTGACTTCCTTGGCAATGCCGAGGAACGAAAGCTGTGAAGCGTGAGGCATGGTCCGCCCTTACTCGTCGTCTGTGGTGGTGGGTACCTGCGCGATGCTGGTTCCGGGCGCGGATTCCCAGCGACCATCCGCAGGGCATTCGTCCAGTTCAGCGACAGTCCCCGTAGTGGCCTCTAGGCCAAGCTGCGGGTAATAGCGGGCTTCCTCGCCCGTGTACTTGAAAGTGGGCACGGCTAGATCCTTTGGTAGCACTCGATTACGACTTCGCCGGATGCGAGCCGCCCCTTGTGCTCTTCGTCCCAAGCGACTTCACAACTACTGCTGATCGGCTTGCAGATGAGCACCAATCCCCCGGCGTCCACGCTGCCCCGGAAGATCGCAATCACCTGATCAATGAGGAGGCTCGCGCGGTTGAACGCGATCTGCGCGCTGTCCCCACCCCGGTAGACCTCAACAGCGATGGTGATACGGTATTTCTCTTCCAGCCATCCGGCGCCGCCACCGCCCACCAGGGAATTCGTGCCGATCTCGCGGAGAACACCGCCGATCGAGACAATGTCCTCCGGCTGATACGGGCCAGGCTCGTCATAGCAGACGAGAAGCGAAATCGTCTTGTCGTCAGGGTCGGGAGTGAGCGTCGCCGTGCACTGCGCGAATAGCCAATCGCGGACAGCGGGAGCGGTAGAGCTAGGAATGGTCATCAGGCAATCCCGGGAGGTCGGCGAAACGGCGCCCACAGCTCTACGACGCGGTTAGGCAGGGCGAAGCCCGTAAGGACCATCGGCGTACCTTCGTCGTATCCAGCACCGCCGAACTTGGGGCGTCCGCCTTGCTGCGTGAGTTGCCAGAGATGGCGGATCAGTTCCAGCGCACCGAGGCGCACCGTGTAGGGTACGTCAGCGCGACCAGCCGTATACACGACCTTGACGTTTTTGCTGCCAGCGGCGAACCGGGCAGCTTCCCCACCGAACGTGCGCCGCATGATTTGGCCCGTGCTCAGGTCAACCGTGAAGGCGAATGCGTTCATCTGCCCGCCTAGCGGTTGCTCGGTCAGCGGGAAGGCGGAAAGCCCGTAATACTCGGTCACGCTGAGCACGCTGAGGAGCGGGAGCCACGCGGGCATGATGACGGACGTCCCGCCGCTGAAATACTCGGTGTGAGTCTCGGGCAGGAACGGACCGCACACGTTGCGCGCAAGCTCCGAAGCCGCGTAGATGAAACCCATCAGTTCCGGGTCGCTGCGGTCGTCATTCGCCGGGATATTTAGGTGGGCCTTGACGGAGGGGAGGTCGACGATCTGTTCGAGCCCTACGGCGCGGACCGTGAACTGACCCTCAAACGCGAAGTCGGGTGCCGTCCAGCGGTACAGCCATACGCCAGCGACGGCGACAGAGGGCGCGACAGCCGTATACGCCCCGCTGCCAGCCTCCGAGACTGCCGGAGTGGTGACGGTCCCTGACGGGTCTGTAACGGCCACAGCGACCGACGTAGAGCCCGTCACGGGGTTGCCTGCGCTGTCCGTCACCAGCACGGTCAGGCCCACGTCTTGGCCGAGTAGGTACACAAGCTGAGACATGGGCCTACCTCGCTACTTCGCTACGGCTTCGGCAGACGCGATGGTCTCGGCCTTCAGGGCTTCGTGCTCATCACCCGGGGCGAACTCGCGGAGGGCGGGGAGCCATACCTCAAGCTCCTTGACAAGCGCCGCCTTCAGCTTCGCTTCCTTGCGGTCGATGGCGCCCTGTAGCCCGTCGACAAGCCCGCGAACGTAATTCAGTGGATTTGCATTCATGGTGTGCAGTCCTTCCGATCAGCGAGAGGCGCCCCCACCTTGCACATCAGTAGGGGCGCCAAACGGAGACTAGAAACCGGCCGGTGCAACCAGACCCACACCGTCAATGATGGAAATGGACTTGGGGAAGCGGGCAGGCTGGAAGGAGGCGTAATTGTAGAGCCGCACGAACACGCTGAGCTGGTTCGCGTAGGTCTGAGCGAAAGCCTCCGCCTTCACATTGCCCTCGTACAGCCGGAGATCCGCGAAACGGGCAACGATGATGCGGTCCTGGTTCGTACCCGCACCGATGTTGACGGGAATCAGCGCGTCCACGTAGACCGGGAGGCCCAGCATGGTACCCACGTACCCCTCAGACGCGATAGCGCCCGGAGAGGCGAGGGTGTTCATCGGCGCCTGCGGGGCAGCCACGACAAGCGGGCGGTTCGTGGTGTCCGACTGCGCGAGAAGCCAGTTCCAGCGCCGGGGGTGCATCACGATGGCGTCAGGGGGCAGGAACCGATTCCCGTGAACCTGCGAGATGCCCGCAGCAACCGAGCTGTAGACAGTCTTGGCGTCCGCAGTGCCGCAGGTGACCGCGTTGGTGCCGGACAGAGTGAAAATGCCGGTGATGTGACCAGCAGCGCCCGAACCGGACAGAACCTCAGTGTTCAGGTTCACCGCGTAGGCCGCAGCGAGGTCACTCAGGACCATGTCATCCACGTTCAGCGGGGACTGTTCGATGAGCTGAAGGCTCAGCGTCTGCCCGCCCGCAATGGTGATCACGGGCGAAGAGATGGACGTAGTAGTCAGGTCCGTCTGCTGAACGCCAGTGTTCTGCGAAGTCTGCTGCGCAGTGGCGGTACCGGTCGCAACCTTCGGGACATTGATCGAGTCGGTACCGGCCGGAAGCTCACTGGTCGGCACACGGTCAGCGGAGACCCGGCCCGGACGCGCAAGCTTCACGTACTCGTCAACGAGCCACTTCGGCGGAACCAGCTCACCCCCGGCACCGTCAGTGGTGCTGATCGCGCGAGTCTCACCCTGAGCAACGTTGTTGCGGGCAAGCCGCTCCATGGCGTCACGGTCACCGCGCTTCTGGACCAGCCACATGTCACGGAAGTACGACGGGGAACCAGCGTTCCGCGTGTAGATCTCCGGCTCGCTGGTCACGCGGACACCTGACGGGGCATAGCGCTTGGCCATCTCCGCCGCAGCGTCGTCCGCCCGAACCTCAGCGTCCAGCTCCGCCACACGGGCGTCAATCTCGCGCACCTCGGCCTGAGCCGCGTCGAAAGTGGGCTGCTCGGTGTCGCTGAGCTTGCGAGTCTCCGCCTTGGCGAGGTCGGCAAGGTCAGAGACGGTCTTGCTTGCGGCGGCGCGCTTCTCAATGAGCGACGCGATAAGTGCACGCTTATCCATGCGGGATTTCTCCTAGGTTGTTTCCGGATTTCAGAAACCCACCACGTGTCAGGTGGTGGCCTAGGTGGTGCCCCATGTAGCGAGGGGTCCGGCGTAGGCTCCGGCGTGTGCCGGGTGGGCTGCACATACGAGACTTGTATGTGGTCTAGCGCTGTGCGGCTCGCGCCTGAACGTCAAGCGCGGCAAGGTAGCCCGAGAGGTCTTCGTCAGCGGGCTTGGCAAGGGTGCGGAGCATCCGCTCCACTTCAGCGGGATCAGCGGTACGGCACCACTCGGCCACGTCGCGGGAGCGCAGCGAGGCGCCTGCGGTTGCAGGGTTCGCGCCGTAGTTGACGGCAGACACATCGCCCTTGTTGAGGTTCACCTCAGTGATGCTCCGCTGCATGTAGTCCGGCGACCACTCCTGACGCACGACACGGAAGCCAAAGCTCATCTCGTCAAGGTCGCCCCGCTGCATGGCGCTACGCAGGCTCTGTACGTCTGGCGATGCCGGGTCCAAGTCCGCTTCCACGTATAGGCCCGTACTGTCCTCAGCGAGACGCATGGTGCCGCTCTTGGTGCGCGCCAGCGTGATACCGGCGTGGTTCACCTTGAACGGCACATCGGCGCCCTCCGCCAACGTCTTCGCGAACGCTCCGGCGCGGATCACCTCGCTGTAGTCGCCGAACATGTCGCACATCTCGTACGGCGATTCGGTAACGCTGGCGTATCCGGTGAACTTGAGGACGTCTCCGCCCGTACCGTCAGGCGCTGAGCGAATCTCCATCTCACGCGCGATGGCGCGGCGCTCTACCTCATTGCGCTTATCGGCGCGGGTCTCGATTCCTGGCATTACAGCACCGCCCCCAAGGCATCAGCAGTCATGGACGTTTTCGCCCCTATGTCTTTGCCGGGGGATGCAGTGGAATTCAGCCCTGCGGCGATATCGTCTCCGCCAGAGATCGGCGGATAGTTCTCAAGCGCGCGAATTTCGTTCTGCGTGAGGATTCCAGCGGACCGCGCGGCGGAGTACACGGCGTAACGGCCAGCGGCATCCGTGCGCAGCATTGCGTTTCGGTTGAAAACCGCGCTCTGCGGCTTCGGGAGCATGGCGGACCACGCATCCTCAAAGCGGCCTAGCCAACCCTCAAGCGTGTAGGCGAGAAAGCCGAGGGCCTGTTGCTCAATGCCCGTGCCCCATGACGTCGTCTTGTCCGTCTGCGCAAGCATGTGCGGCGGGACGCCAAACAACATCGCCATATCGAGATTCTGTGCAGCGCGCGTGCCGAGGAACTGTGCGTCCTCCGGGCTTACGGAGATCGGCTTCCACTCCGCCCCGCCGCTGAGCACGCCAACCGTGTGGGACTTCGCAAGGCCAGCGTGACCGGCGCTGAAGTTCTCCTTCAGTTGCTTCGCACGCGCGGGGTCAAGGTCGCCGGGCACCGTGACGATGCCGGTAAGGTGCGCGCCCTCGCCAAGGAAGCGGGAGCCGAACTCCTCAGCAGCGAGGCCAAGCCCGATGGCGTTCCGCGCGTACGCGATCACACTCATGCCCGTAGGCGACTCCGGGAAGGAGAGGCCCATGATGTGGACAATATTGGACGCGTCAACGGGCTTGCGGTCGATTTCGTAGACGCGTTCGCCAGCATCATCAAACTCGCACTTGACACGGTCCGGGTGAATCACGCGCAGTCGCTGAGGTCGGCCCATACTGTCGATAGCGAGGACGAGCATGTACGCATTGCCGCGCAGCAGCAGTGAGACAGCGAGCTGAATCATGCCCATGCGGCGAGTCAGAAACCGCGTATTCGTAGCGCCGCCGAACGGGTCAGCGATGATCGGCGGGGCGGGCGAAACGGTCTTACGGACTTCGCCGTCAGCGCGTACAGCGTCGAACGGCAGGCCCGCGATTGCATCGGAGATGATGCGCACGCAGGCCATCACAGAGGTGAGCTTAAGCGCAGTCTCATCCGTAACGTGCACGCCAGCGTGAGTGATGCCAGCGAGCGAGCCGTTAGAGGGGATCACCCAAGGATCGCCCGAGCCGGAAGGCGCGTACATACGCCGCTCAGCGTTACGAAACAGGCCCATTGTGGTCCACCTCCCACCCAGCGACCATGAAGGCGAGGCCCAGCACTACGAGCCCCGCAATGGGGCACCACTGGAATCCGGCGACCGTGAAGCTAACGCCACCACACGCGGCGAGTGCGTCAGCGTAATGGCTACGGGTGATCGGTGGTCGCCAGCGCAACAGCTTTCGCATGGGTCTCCCTTAGAGGTCAGCCCACGAAAAGAATTGTGGCGTGGGTTCCACTTCCGGCTCCTGGCAAGCTCGCTCAAGAGCCATGACAGCGGAAATGGCGAGGTCAATCTTTCGCGGGCTTCCCTTGCTGTCCTTAGACAGTCGGCTTCCGCGATTGTCCGTGCGGATCACACAGTTTGCGAGGTGACGGGCAAGCCGCGCATCCCCGCTGTGAGTGATCGTCTGGTTCAGCACACCCTCATAGAAACGGGCGGTTGCCGGGATCATGCGGGAAGGCGACTGCGGAAACTCGACTACGGGCAAGCCCTCATCTTCCAGGACCTGATAGGTACGCGCCCACCGGTACGGGTCACAGACGATCTCACGCACTTGCCAGCGTCGACAGGCTTTGCGGATCTCTTCCTCAACGTCGATGATCGGCACAGCCCAATCCTGGCCCGACCCCTGTGGCTTTTCCCATGCCGCCACGACGTCCACATGTGGCGGAGCGTCCTCGGTCGGAGTGGTAACCACCACAAGAGCAGTCGAGTCATTGTTGAAACTGCCGTCAAAGCCTAGGACGACCTCGGTACCGTCTGCGATCTGCTGATCCGTGACAGCACACGCGTCCCATGCGCCAGCGGGGAGCCATGCTTGTGCAGCGCTGACCCACTGATTGAGACGCTTGGTGCGGAATTCCGCCTCCGGCGTGCGGAGGACAGCGGAGTGAAAGTCGTCCTCGCTGACAATGTCACCGAATCCGGGATTGGCGTCCGCCCACACCTGCGGGTCTCTGTGGTCAGCGCCCTCCGGCGCGCCCCACCACTCAAAGTAGAACGACGTATCGTCAATCTCGCCGGAGGCGACCTTGCACCCGTACTGATACATGCCATAGCACAGCGAGTCGGAGCCGGAGCTATCCGACTTCACTCCCGCTGTAGTGATGCCGACTAGTAGCGGCTCTACGCGTGCGCCGGTTGCCAGCGCCATGACGTCCCACAGCTCACGATTAGGCTGTGCGTGCACTTCGTCAAAGAGCACCAAGTGTGGGTTAAGACCCTCCTTGGTGAATGCCTCAGCGGAGAGGACGCGGTACACACTGCCCGTTGCCGGAAGCTCAATCGCATCACGGTATGTCTTGAACATGGAGCCGAATTGCGGCTCAAGCTCAAGCATTTTCTTGGCCGTGCCGAAGACGATTCGCGCTTGTTCCTTGTCAGCAGCGCACGAGAAAACCTCGCCACCGCTCGGGCCGAAAGCCAAACCGAACAGCGCGATACCGGCGCCGAGTGCGGATTTCCCATTCTTGCGCGGGACGCCGATCAGTGCCTGACGATGCCGGAGGCGACCATTCGGCTTGCGGGCGAGAAGGCGATTCATCATCGCTGTCTGCCACGCGCGCATGATCATCGGTTCGCCAGCGGAGCCACCTACGGAATCCTTGGTGACGCGGAGGAACTGCGTGAAGTCCTGGAAGTCGGGACCATCGCCAGCGGGCAGGGATTCGGGCGGAACGTCAGTCAGATACAGGGGCTTCGGGCTCTGCGTAGTCACACCAGTCACAGAGACACCGCCCCTCCTCCGCTAGTTCGTCGTCATGCGTGATCAACTCGCCCCAGCGGCTCATCCTTCACGCTCCCTGCGCTTGCTCAGCATCTCCTCAAACGCGTTCTTCGCCTTGACCTCGCCAAGCCCGATCCGCGTACGGTCAGCAGCGGTAAGGCCCATCAGCGAGGCGATGTGCACCATGCGTTTCTCGACATCGCTAAGCATTGCCGCTGCGGGATTCGCCACCAGGTGGCCATCACCAGGGCGCTCAATCAACGTGCCGTGCTCGATCAGCGACTTCCGGAACGTTTCGCGCCGGTCGGCAAGCTCGCAGAGGAGCATGAGCATGGGGTGATCGGACGGAGCAAGCCACGCCTTGGCGGTTGCCGTGATCGATTCCCACAGCTCAGCGCCATACGGGCCGAGAGATACGGGCGTGTCGTTGGACAGCGCGGGAAGCGGCGTAACTGCTGCCAGCTCCGGGAGCGCGCGCTTTCCGGGGTTGCCGATCCGGCGCTTTCGCTCATTCGGCATCGGAGGTGGGCCGGGCACGGTGACCCCCCTTCACTGTGAGCTACCAAGATCATCAAAAACGAGGCGCCTAACCTGCGGCGCTGTGCGGGGGCGTGGGGCCAGGATCTCCGGCGCGCATTGTGCCAGACTTTGTACTACCCCCCTATGCCCTGCTATGTCCGTTTCCACGAGCACGCACAGTGACATGGGCAGTGACCAGCAGTGGCGCGAGGCATGGCCGGTCATCTCGCAGCATCACGCTTGCGACTGTTGCAAGACCGACATAGCACACGGAGATTGCTTGGCTCGCTGCTCCCACCTTTAGCAAGGGGGACGATGTGATCCGCAGTGAGGTCTGTGCTGCTATGGGCAGGCACGCCCCAGCCTTGGCAGTAGTCACCGACAGTGGCCCGGTACTCAGCGATGAGTGCAGCGCGGACGCGTCGGTATTCAGCGGTATATCCACGCTGTGTAGAACTGCCCCTGCGCCGTGATGTCTCGCGCTGCAGCGCCGCTTGGTGTTCGTCGCAGCGAGACGGGTTAGTAGTCAACCTACTGCAAATCAGGCAGGGCCGTTTTCTCACTGGGCCTGCCTCCGGCTACTAGAAAGGTGGCGCGCTGTAGCCCATGTCGTCTCGCGTCTTCGCCTTATGGCACGGCCTACACAGCACCTGGACATTGCCCGGCGTGTCGGTACCGCCCTTAGACAGCGGGAGGATGTGGTCAACGTCAACGGCAGACGGCAGCACCACAGCGGGACAGTTAGCGCAGTGCGCCCAGCCCTCGCGCTGAATCTCGCGCCGCAGCTTCGCCGCAGCATCCTGCCCAGTGGCAATGACGCGAGCACGCCGATAGGGGCTGATCGTTGCCACGAAACCACCTCATACGAGTGTTGTATGTGCCAGCCTGCGGCGCGGAACGTGCAAAAGGCCCGCCAGTCCCTTGCGGGAGAGCGGGAAGTTTAGGGCCCGTAAGGTCTGGTGACGGGCGGCACCATCTGCGCTTGGCCAGCTTCACGGATTGTTTCGCCGCTTAGGAGTGCTGGCCCTACTCCCGCATACCCTGATGGATTCGAACCACCGACACCCGGGTTTGGAATCCGGTGCTCTGGCCTGACTGAGCTAAGGGCATAGGGCGCTTCGCGCTAACCAGTCACGTGCCGCGAGGCCCGTAGTGTTCCTGGCGCGCTAGCGCTGCTGGCACGGCAGGGATCGAACCTGCGACATCCGGATTAACAATCCGGCGCTCTTACCGACTGAGCTACATGCCATTGCCCGCAAGCGAACCACATCACCCCTGCGGAGGGCACCCCGACCGCTATACACAGATCAGTGCCGTTCCTGACGCGCCTCATGCCGGATTTGAACCGACGACCCTCCGCACGACAAGCGGACGCTCTACCACTGAGCTAATGAGGCTTGGCAGCGAGCCAATCCTTCGCCTCATCCGTATCCGGAGCGCGCAAGGCACCGCTGCGTGGGGGTGGTGGTTTTTCCCGCCCTAACCCGGACGGCCCCTTACCAAGATTTAGGGCTACTCGCCGCGCGCTGCAACCGATGACTAGTCGGCCAGTCCGAGCCGGTTTCACCCAAGGTGCGCGGCGGAACGCCGGTCAAGGCATTCCGTCAGTGCACCACGTGTCGGGTTTGTTAACGCAGTGTGCTCCCTCTGCGGACTAGCTTCGCGGATTCAACCGCCATGTTGGCGCTAGCCTGGCCCCGTTCGCCCGGATGGATTTGAACCACCGACCTACGCCTTATCAGGGCGTCGCTCTAACCGGACTGAGCTACAGGCAATCAGCTTTGCAGGCGCCCTACGTGCCGGGTCGTTTAAGGCCAAGCTGCGTGCACGCTGGCCCCTGCGTAGCGCGGGTGCACGTCGTTGCGCTTGCGCGCCCTGACGCTCCCTGGGTTTATGCGAAGCGACGGGAGAGAGTGCGTCGCCCGCACGTGGCACGAAGTCCTCAGTCCGCCTAATCGCTCGGAGGGGTGCGCGGGATGCTTCGTGCTCTACTTGTACTAGGGACAAGCGACTGCCAGCGCGGAGGGGCGGCCGAGAGGCCCGAGTGACGAAGTGACGTTGTGCCGAGCGGTTCTGATTGCACCTACAGATATAGAGACTCTATGGATGGAACAGCACTACTCGTCATCTCGTCACTTCGTCACCACCATAGTTACTGAGTGTGGGAAAAGTGCGATCTTGGCTACTGAGAGTGTTCGAGCGCACGTTGCCGCACCCCGCTCGCTGTAGAACCGGAGCCGCCACTCCGCTTAGAGTGTGACCGGCGTCACTCGTCTTCGTCGTACGGGTGCCACTCGATCCGGACCCGCCGTTCCACAGGAACGATCTTCTTGTCTTCGTCGCGTCCCTTGCCGACACGGATAGCGCGGACGAAGAGCGCCAGGAACTCCCGCCGCTCGTACACGTCCCAGGATGCCCACAGCGAGCCGGTGCCGATTGGGTCAGTGCCCGGCTCCACGTCCCACTCTGACGGCACTCGTACGCGCTCTACGTCCTGGCCTGCCAGCTCCGCGAGCTTCGCTGTGCATGATTCCTCATAGTCCCGGTATTGCGTGATCGTCGCGCGCCATACGGTCAACTCGTCGGCGCCCCGGTACAGCCCCGCCTTACGGTCCGCTTGCAGCTCTCGGATGCTGTCGCGTACGTGGTCCAGGTGGGCCTGCGTCTCCAGCCGCTCAGCTTCCGCTCCGGCCGTGTCTTGCTGGTGGGTGAAGCGCATGGCAGCAGCGATGACGAATGGGTCAGTGGGCTCCGCCGACGTGAGCCGTGCCCACACTCGCCGCGCCACGTAGTCATCTAGGATCTCCCGCTGAATCGACAGGCCACCGTGCCCGACCGGATTGGCGCACATGTACATGGGATCGCTCTTACCCATTGATCCGCCGCATTCGCCGCACGTAAGCATGCGCCATCCGCTGAGGAGTGTTTGAGCGCCGCTGAGGGGTCGCCTACGGGCCTTTGTGCGGCCGGACAGCACCTCTTGCAGTGCCAGCCACTCAGCGCCCGTCAGGACCCCTGCGTGGGGCGCCAACGGGGCACCTCCTTCATCGCGCGCCATCACGTTCTCATTGCCGCGCCGCTCGCTGGCGAATCCTCCGATGGCGGGGTGAGTGAGCATGTGCCGCACGCTCTGAGAGCGCCACAGAATCGTCCGCTCTTCCGTGCTCGTACCAGTTCGGCGCTTGTTCACATCCGCCATTCGTGCTGCTGTCGCCCGCTGAGCACTGAGACCCGGGGGCGCAATTCCGTCCTCATTGAGAATCTTCGCAATGGCGCCGTATGTGTGGCCTTCCATTGCGAGATCGGCAGCGCGCTTGACGATCGGGCCGGTTTCCGGGTGCGGCTCCAAATACGTCACTACGAGTTTGTCCGCAGCAGCGCGAACACCCTGCATTCCGTACGGGGGCGCGGAACTGTGCCTACCGCCGACTGCGCCGATAGCGGCCTTTGTACTGGCAAGCTTCGCGGATTTAATGTCGCTGTCCTGTTTCACCAGGGCGGCAATCAGCGCGAAAATCGCCTGGCCTACCGGCGAGGACGTGTCAATGAACGGCTCCAACACGCTGACCAGGCGGACGCCGTATTTCTTCAGCTCGTCGTCAATGGTCATGGCGTCGAATGCGCCCTGTCGGGTGAGCCGGGCAAGCTCGGGGATAATGATCACGTCGGCTTCGTGGGCGCGCACGCCAGCCATCATCTTCTCGAAGTCGGCACGGATCACCGAAGGGTCCCATCCGGACCGGCCGACGTCTGCGAAGCGGCCCACCACCGTGTAGCCCCGCGCGTCGGCAAGGTGCTGGTCCATCTCTAGTTGGGTCTCGGTGCTGGTCTCGCTGCCGTCTAGTCGGGCTTTTGACTGCCGTGCGTATAGGAACGCCCTGACGACGTCTTGGGGGTGCGTGCTGAGTGGGGTCATGCCGCTTCCTTCCTAGTCATGGTTCCTTTCCTCTGGACAGTGGTCCAGAGGTAACTACCTATCAGACGTTACTTCTTGCTCTGACCTGCGGTGATGTACACGCCAGCCCTCGCAAGTTCTAGCGCGATGTCCTCGTGGCTCGTCCCCTTGTCCAGTTCATCGGCCACCAGCGCCACCAGCACCATCAGCAGCGGGGCGCGCTTCTTGGCTCGATACTCCGCCATGTCTGCGGCTCGTTTCGCCCGGTACGCGTCTGTGCCGACACGGTCAGCCTGTGCGGCCCGGGATACCCTCTTCCGCTCCGCATCCGATACGGGCGGCGAGGGCGCGTACTTCCTGAGGATGTCCGGCAGGGTGCCCGACGATAGGCGAGGCTTCGCACCCTTCGCGGCCCGTGCATCACGCCGTGCGGCATTCTCGCGCTCTCGCTGTGCGTCGGTGCGTTCAGCGTGCGGGGCGGCTAGCTGTGCGTCGCGTACGCACTTCTTGCAGCGGGCACCGTTGACGACCCGGCTACCGCTGGACGGGACCACTCGCCAATACCAGTGATCATCGTCCAGCGGCTTGGCCTCGCCGCACGAAGTGCACGTCTTCGTATCCATGCCCACAAGCCTAAAGCTCCCGCCCTGTATGGGGGTCGCGGTGTCGGTGGGGCCATACAACGTCGGGCATTAGCAGCCTGACGCGCGTGACCTTGCCGGGCATTACCGGGTCGCCGTCGCCTGCGAAGTCCAGTTCCCCGCAGTGCTCCGCCGCAAGGTCCCGCACCATGGCGAGGCCCCGTCCGCCCTCGCTGTCCCACCCCACTTGCCGACCAAGCTCGCGCCACGGCCGGTAGGGATTCTTGTCGTGCACGCTGATCACTAAGAACCGGTTCGGGTGCCAGATGGTCACGCTGCCTGCGGGGAACTCTTCGCCCGCGTACCGCTGCACATTGGTGACCAGCTCACTGACGATCAATTGCACGTTGTCCACCAGGTTGGGTACCCACCCGAGCTGAAGGCGCACGCGGAGCATCCATCGTGTTGCCGCCCGGCATTCCGCTGCGGCTTCCGGGTCGGCGACGTAGAAACCGACGCTGCCCCACCGTTCGCTCTCAAGTGGTCCGTGAATCTGCGTGGTTGGGCGCGTCTCCCGCGCCGCTGAAGGTGCCATGTCCTCACGGTAGCTGTGACCTACCGATCCCGATACAGCGCGACGAAGATTGGCCCCGATCGGGCGTCCCATCGGTCCGCGCCGTTTTGCAGCGCTAGCGCACCCTCCGTCAGGAGCTGAAGCCGTAGGGCGGGCACTGACGCTGTGAGTGCTGCGCCTAGCTCCGCTGTGTCCAGGTCGGCGAGGGAGGCCCGGAGACCGGCTGTCAGGGCTGTTGCTGCGCCCTCTGCGTCGGTCACCGTGGCCTCCCCTGCTCCGCGTCCCTCTACTGCCCACGTGATCCGCATGGGGGCAGGCTAGCGCGCGGGTACGACGATTCCCCTCGCTGTCGCGGCCCGTACTTGCTCGTCCCATACACACCAGGGAGACCCGTGCGGCTTGAGCTGGCCGGTCTCCGCCGATCGAATCCAGACGTCGCGGCCTAGAATCGCCCCCGTGACCATGCCGTATGCGGCGAGTGCGAAGCGATCATGCGCCGTGCCAACCAGCACGCGAGTGACGATCGAGCCCCATATGCGAAGCACCTGCGTTAGCTCCGCGCCGGAGTACACGAACTCATGCCCTACCGGGTCGGCCTGCGGCAATGCTGCCCATGTCCATCCGTCGCCATGCGCGAGTGCAATGGGTACATACACCACGAGCCTGACTGTGTGTGAGATCGCCCCGAATACCGGCATGTTGGACCCCCGAACTCCCCTTGTGTAGGTCGTGTGAAGACCTATGGCCTGAGTATTACAGCTACGCCGGTAGAACGGCGATATCCAGCCTCGAACACATGGCAAAAAATATCGTTAGTTGCGCTAACCAACCTATTTGAGGCAAAAGGAAAGGCCCCACCCGAAGGTAGGGCCGGTTCCTTGCTGCGCTACGCCTGCGACCCGTGGTTCTCGCCCCGACAGGAGCAGTCGCACGACCCGCGCTTAGCGTTCGTGCACCGGCCATCGCACACCTTTTCCGGGTTGTAGGTGGCGTTCAGTGCTTCCACGCGCATCGGGCCGTGCGCCTCGCACCAAATCCCCCGGCGACGCATCGGGGTCTCGATACCCGCAGGGCGGAAGTACGCGGCGTTAAACAGGTTCTCAAGCCCGTTGTCTGTGCGGATGACCGGTGCACCGCCCACGACGGGGGCGAGGAACGGCTTACGGGCCTTGCAACCCTTGTGCTCGCAGTAGGCGAAGAATCGCTCAGCCATGGTGTGCTCCCTCGCTTGTCGTTGTCTGCTGACCGTACCATGCGGGACGGACCACATACAAGGTTCGTATGCGGTCCGCGTAGCTGCTATCGCGCCGATACGGCGTAGCCCGCAGGCACCATGGGCAGTGTGTACTCCGCGTGGTGGGCGCTGACCACAGCGAATGCGAATGCCATGGCCAGCGCCGCGAGGATGACCCTCATGGCTTCGGCACCTGCCGGTAGTGAGGGTTCTGGAACCCTCCCGTCTCGGTCTTCGGCTCACTGGCGTAGTGGCCGTGCGCAACGTGCCGAAGCTCAATGAACCGCCCGTCCGTGCTCATCACACGCCACACGTTTCCGAACGTCGTCTTCACGTACTGGCCAACCTCCGGGATGTACTCCGGAAAGCACACGTCGCAGTCCAGATCACAGCCCTCCGGGTCGTGGGCGGGAACCGCCTCCGCCGCAATCTGCGCAAGCGCCGCCTTTTCGCACGTCTTGCACAGTTTCCGGCCACCAGCGAGCCGCGCGGCTTCCAGGGCATCAGCCAGCGACTCGAACGACTTGCCAGCCCCGAACCGTCCCCGCGTCAGCGCCCCGCACGCGCTCAGCGAGTAGTCACTGACGTGGCTGCCCATGTCGTTGCCGCCACCCGTGGTGCGCGCGCTGATGCCGTCAATGTGATTCGTGGTCCGGTTGTAGCGGATCGTGTAGGCCATGGTGCGCTCCCTTGTTTGTCGTTGTCTGCTGACCGTACCACATACAACGCTCGTATGTGCCCTGCCTGCGACAGAAAAATGCCCCGCCCCCGGCGTGATGCCAGAGACGGGGCAGGGTTGGCCACTAGGGCTGTGCGGCTTGGACGGTAACAGACTGCGAGGCGAACGCCTTGACCAGCTCAAAGGCTTGCTGCTCGCTGAAGCCCGCCCGGATGTGCGCCTCATAGATCTCGCGGAGGCGGGCAGAGTAGACGTTGGCCTCGCTGAACATGTCGAACGCGGGCATGTTGCTCACTCCCCCTTGACTTCGTCAATGACCGTGAAGCTTCCGCGCCTCACGTTGTGGAGCTGCGCCGGTCGCTCCCACGTCGTCTCGCTGGTGGCCAGCACGTAGGCGACTCCATCCGGGTAGTGGGCCACGCTGGACACGTGCGGCGCATGCCGGTCCGTTATCACGAACTCTTCGTCGTGATACTCTTCCATGCTGCCGTGGTAGCGGACGCGGGTTCCGCGCTTCAGCGGCTCCATGGCTACCGCCCTCCGTACGGTCGGGTGAAGACGCCGACCGGAACGTCAGCCGGAATGGTGCCGGATACGAGAGTGACTGGGATGCCCTGCGCGGCAACCGTCAGCTCTGCGGCAATCTCCAGAGCCTCATCCCGCGTTAGCGTGGCACGGTCGCCGGGAACGGCCAGCGAGATCCGATTCGGCTCCTTGCTGGTGTGCCACACGAGTACGCGCCCCCCGTCCTTTGTGCTCAGCTTCGCGGACTTCCGCGATTCCTGACTGCGCTGCATGCTCATGCTCTCTCCTCAGTTGTAAGTGGCTCGGTGCCGATCAGCTCAGCGGCGTTGCGGTCGAACACGGTCTGCCCCACACATCCGACACGCGCGGCTTCGTCAGGCACGTCATAGACATGCAGCGCGAATCCGAGCCCGTCCATGAGCGCGCGGTACTCCGGCTCAAACCAGGCTTCCAGGGCGTACAGCGAATTGAATCCGCACACCTCATGCTCCGCGATCCAGTCAAGCCCGCTGTACGCGTTGTACGGCGCCGGATGCCGGTAGTAGTCATCGCAGTGCGCATTCATCATGGGATTCAGCGCACTGCGGGCAGCGCCCGGCAAATCTCCGCAGTATGGGCCTGACGGGAATTCCCGAGTGCGGGCGGTTGTGTGGGCTACTCTCCAAACTCGCATAGCGTCTCTCCTCGCTGCTGCGCTTGTACTTGCGTGTCCCTGGCGGGATTCGAACCCGCACCCCGATGCCTCGGAAGCTCTTGCCGTTGAGCTACAGGGACGGCCCTGCTACTGCGCGTACTGCGCGGCGAAGCGCATCAGCGACTGGTCATCTCCCTGCCGGATGGTGCCGAACTCCTCAATCACCTCGAACAGCCACGATCCGGCCGGAGTCTTGTACGCCTTGGCCACGGCGCACGCGTTGGCGGTTCCCAGCAGGGAAGGCCAGATCTCCGCCACCTTCTCCGGTCGCCCGCCTGTCGCGTCGTACACGTTGAAAGCCACATTCCGGGCGCCCGTGAACTTGTTGCCGGGCTTGAAGGCGGAGACGACCCACACCACCGACGTCACGATGCCGGGGAAGTTGGCGAACGTCGCCTCGGTCAGTTCATCGTCGCCGTCCGCAGCACCCGTGAACGCGTCGCCCGTGTGGATCAGCGAGCCGTTCCCGAAGGGGTTCAGCGAGTCGAGACCGGCCAGCCGCTTGGGCTCCCCGCCGACCATGGCAACGGCGATCAGGTCCAGGTCGGTTCCCTTGGCCTTGCGGAGCTTGCCCATGATCCGCCCGCTGTTGCCCGAAGACGCGTCCCATGCAGCGCCCACGTTCAGCTTCTCGACGCCGTTCAGGTCCGCCGCTTCGTCGCCCTTGGCCAGCGTGATGCTCATGTGTGATTCCCTCTCCTCGGTTGCTGCGCTTGCGCTTGCGTGCCCGTGGCTGGATTCGAACCAGCTACCGCAGTCCCGGGAATTGCGCGCGCATCCGGGATCGGCTCTGCCATTGAGCTACACGGGCGACCACCTACTGAGTGGCCTTTTCCAGAAGGGTCATGGGGTCGTGATCGGCGGAAATCAGCCGCTCGGGTACGTTGAACGTCGCGCAGGTCCGCACTCGGTGGTCCGCGTACAGGAGGGCTCGCAGCATCTCGCTGGCCTCGCTACCGCTCTTGCGCACTGTGCTGATCACCTCGCCCTGCGCGTTGGAGGTGATGAACTCCGTGGCTTCGCCGACAGGCAGCGTCTTGACGCGCGAGCCTCCGGGGAGCTTGTAAGTGCTCATGCGGCGTACGCCCTCTCTGCTTCGGCAAGGGCGCTGGTCCAAGTCCCCTCGGCATCCTGCCGACTCTGCGCGTAGCGAAGCGCCGTCTGCGTACGCCAGGAGCCGATACCAAGCTCGGTAAGTACCTTGTGCGCGGCATCCCCTTCATGCTCCGCGAGGACTTCCAGCGGGACACCGAGGCGATTCAGGACCGTTCCGACGATGCAGCCGGGGGCCTCCGGGGCGCCGTCCGTGTCCGTGTGGACGTAGAAACACGTCGTGCTGGCCAGTGCGGGCATGTGCTCCGGTCGGGCGTAGATCTTGTCGGGCGACTCCGCCACGACCGCTCGCAGGGTGTCCATGAGCTGTTCGTCCGTGATGCTGCTGTAATCGCTCACTGCTCTCTCCTTCAGTGGGTTTCTGTCTCTACTTGGCTATGGGACAAGCGACTGCCAGCAGCGCGCTACGCCGTAATCTGTGTGTTTCCCGCGAGGTAGACCGTGCGGAATCGCGCCTTAGCCTTGCTGCGCGCCGCGCTGAGGTCGGTCCTCCGGGCCATGCCGAAGTAGGCCGCGAACTCGTCCTCATTCGTCGTGCCGAAATACGGGGTGGGTCCGTCGATGCCGAACGTGCCCTTCAGGATGGCGCTGTGGCGCGAGGACAGCTTGCCCAGCGCAGCGTGTACCGCCTTGGCAGTCTCCCGGCGACGCTCGCTGATCACATCGGACGTGGTCCGCAGATCGTCAGGGATCATGTCGCCTAGCGTGTCGCCGTCCTCCCCCACGGGCGTGTCCAGATTGGCGCATCCCTGCCATGCCATCCGGGCAGCGAGGGCGGTTTCCCGCGACATCTTGGCGGTGCCCATGGCGTCGCTGGCGGCAAGGGTCTCAGCGGCGTAGGCATCGCCTCCGGACCGGCTAAGCGCAGACTCGAAATCGCGGGCGACGCTGGCACTGACTCCGGGGCGGGTGCTCTCGCGGCGGGCAATGTTCATCTCGCCACTCAGCGTGCGATCCACATAGACGAAGAACTGCGCGACGTCTGTCCCGCTGAACTTTTCGATGGCCTGCCAGACAGCAACGCGCCCGATCTGCGCGAGGTCGTCCCGCAGGTGGTGATCCGTGTGTCCACCGGTCACGGTGGCGTACCGGTTGGCGTGCTGCATGACGCGCGCTTCCATCTCCGCGAGTACCGCCGTTACCGCTGCCATGTCGTTCGCCTTGGCGTCCGCAATCTGCTGCGCAGTGATCTGGATCATGTGATTCTCCGCGTTCTCTGGGTGTCTGCTGCCATGAGGGACAAGCGACTGCCAGCGCGGAGCGGGGATCACATACCAGGCTTGTATGTGGATCAGGGCATGACGAAGAACGGCACGTCACATCGCTACCGGCCAGCAGTGGCGGGCGGCGTGATCAGTGCCGTTCGTCGTTGCGTTCGATGAAAGTAGGACTAGATCGGCCGGGATTCAACGACCGATTTGGGGCTTAGACCCGTGAGCAGGTGTGAAGGTTGTGTGCGTATCCAAGGTGCAACCTGCGCAGGTCCCTTGTAATCCTTGGGGATGACCCGGTCACGGCGGGGTCACGCCTTGGATACGCAGGTTGGATCATGAAACGGACATCCGGCACGACTCGCGCGGGCGTTATTCAAACGTGACCTACAGGAGCCGTAGGGTGACCGGATTGCATCGCTACCGCTACGTACAGTTGTGGTGGAGATGTGAAGACCCGTTCACGCCGCGTCTGCCATCGCGCGCAGCTCCATGTCCGGCGACCCATCCGGCCGCAGCATGTACAGCGAGCCCCACGAGCGACCCCCGATCTCCGCATCCGCCTCAATCGGAACCCCAAACAGGTCCATGGTCATGCAGCGCTCAAACTCCCGGCTGATCTCCGCTGCCTCCGCCTTGGGCGCGAACGCCAGCATTTCGTCATGAATGGGCAGTCGCATGTATGGCAGCAGGCCCGCGCGCTCCATGTTGACCATGGCCTGGCCGAGCACGTCCCGAGCCGTCGACTGACACTGGTAATTCACGACCGCGTACATGCGCTGCCGGTCCAGCGGAAGCCTCCGGCCCGTACGGGTGATTGTCACCCCGCCCTGCGCCCGTGCTTCCCGCTGCCAGCGCGACGAAGCCCGCTTCACCTCCGGGTACATCCGGTCATAGATCGCCATGGCTCGCTGCACGTCCGGCAGGGGTGCGCCCGTCTGGCCCGACACGTGATCGGCCCCACCGCCGAAGACCTTTCCTAGGCCGATGGCTTTGGCGACCTTGCGCTGACCCTTGGTGAATCCTGGACCGTAGACCAGACTGGCCGTGAAGTCGTGCAAGTCCTCGCCGCGCGAGATGGCGCCCTTCATGCGCTTGACATCCGCCAGCGCTGCCAACACGCGCAGCTCTACGGCTTTGAAGTCGGTCGACAGCGGTACCCAGCCCTGCGGGGCGACGATGCAGCGGCGGATCATCCAATCGCCGGACGGCAGTGTCTGCACGGCGGGCTTCGTGATGGACATGCGACCGGTGCGGGCTTCCAGCGTCTGAATGTTCGCGTGGATCAGGCCATCAGGCCCGCGCTCATTCAGGAACGTGTCCACGTACGCAGTGCGCCACTTGCCTGCGCGAGTAGCCCGCAGTACAGCCATGGCCAGCGGGTTGGGGGTCCGCGACTCGATCGGCACCCAGAATTTGTCTACGTCGGCAAGCTTCCGCAGGACATCGCCGTCCACAGCGAGGCCCTTGCCGGTCTTCGTGAGCTTCGTCAGCTCCTCTCCCATGCCCTGAAGGCCCGCGATTACCTGCGCGTTCGAATTGACATTCTCGACGCCGTAGCGCGCCGCCTCAGCGGTAAAGGTCGAGATCTCCGCGTCAAGCTTGTCGTACAGACCTCGCGTGTACTCTTCGTCAATCTCCATTCCGGCTCGGGCCATGATGGCGCACAGCCGCGAGATGGTGTGCTCATACGCGATCAGCGCAGGGCGGATGCCGAGACGCTGCATTTCGGCACGGTGCGCCACCAGCACGCGGGAACCGAGGATCACGTCAAGCATGGCGTACTCAACGTACGTGGGGTGGTTCCACGGAATGTGGGTCCAGCCAAGCCCGGATTTCTTGGTGTAGCCAAGCTCACGGAAGACTGCGTTCAGACCCTCTTGGGTGTCCGGCGCTGAGGGGTCCACGTAGTACGCGGCGTGAGGCTTCAGCTTGGCGCCAATGCCACCCGCTTCCGGGCCTCGCGGGTCAATCAGCTTGGCCGTGATCATTGTATCCGCCACCTTGGGGCAGAACTCCTCAAGAGTCACCCCCAGGTGTTCATCAATCACCAGACCATCGAACGCGATCACGTTGTGCCCGCACAGCTTCGGCAGGGTCCTCAGCGCCCAAGCGGTGACCTCGCGGAAGGCGGGACCAAGCTCTACCGGGATGACCCATGCTTCGGTGGACGTGCCGAACTGCGCGAGCCTCAGATAGTGCGGGCCGGTCGCGTAGATCTTCAGGCCGCACGATTCGGTGTCGAACGCGACGGCTTCGCCCGTGCCAACCTGCGCCAGCACCCATTCGCGAAACGCGCGCAGGTCTTCCGGCCGTTCGCACAGCCATCCGCGCCACGCCATGCCGCCGAGACTTCCGCTGAATTCCTTCATACCCTCTCCCTCGCTGCGCGAAAAGGGGCCACATACAAGGTTCGTATGTGGCCCCCTCGGATGGTGCGGACTACGCGAAGAAGCGCGCGTCCCAATCGCTCTCGGGGACTTCGGTATACGCGTGCCCCGTCGCGCACGGAACCAGCTCGAACACCTGCGTTTCCGTCTTCCAGTAAGAGCGGCGGGCGGCGGAGATGACGTTCTTTACGTTCTTCTCAGACTCGTGCCCCTTCCACTCCGACCGGCGCCCGCGCTGATACGAGATGAATCGATCCATGACTTACTCTCCTCCGAAGATGCCGGGTCCAGCGGGCGAAGCCGCACCAGCGATACGACAGCCCACCAGAGCGATTCCCTTGTTTGTCTTGCGCTTCTTCACCTTGCGCTCCGCCATAGCGGAGTAGAACGTGGTCCGCGTCCAGCGCTCCCGATCGGGAAGGTTCTCCGCCTCGCACCAATCCAGATACGCGCTGAATGCGTCGTTGCCGGGCAGCGGGGTTGGGTCGTCGGTGCGCTCCAACACTCCGGGGAAGAATCCGGCCAGCGCATCGGACGTCTCCCGGTACTCCTTCACGCTGGCAGTGATGGCTTCCGGATCTTGCAGCCCGTTCGCGAACCAGTCGACGGCTCCGCGCACAGCCCACGCCGCAATGCCCTCCGCCTCAGCGGCAAGCTTCGCGTCCAACTTCGGATCGCGCTCATGCGGGGCGAACCAGCGCTGGAAGGGGATCATCTTGACCCGCCGCCACAGACCCTCATCCTGCCCGCGAAAGCGCGGCTGATGATTGGTCGCTAGCATGATCAGAAATGAGGGCTTGAACTCGAAAAACTCCTTCCGCATGAATCGCGCCGACATCATGTCCTTACCGGTCGCCCGCTTCAGCACCGCCTCACTCATCGGCTTGCCGCTCTCGCCCTCGCTGGCCATGACCAAGCGACTCCCGCGAAGTGCGGCGATGTCGTTCGGGATGCCGCCCGAAGCCTTTTCCTCGAAAGTCGCGAACTGCGTAGTTTTGGTGATCGGCCGGAACACCGTAGTCAGCGTGTCGGTCAGCACCGATTTGCCGTTCGCGCCCGTCCCCCACAGCACCGCGAAGCACTGTTCGCTGACATGCCCCGTGATGCCGTACCCACACAGCCGCTGCATGTAGTCGGCAAGCTCCGGCGCTGACGGGAAGATCTCCAACAGGAATGCCACCCAACGCGGGCACGTGGCATCCGGCCGGTAATCGAGATCCAGCGCGTATGTGAGCATGTCGCCTTTGGCGTGCGGGCGAAGCTCACCGGTCCGCAAGTCCACCGTGCCATTGCGGAAGCTCAGCAAGTCCGGGCGGGCATCGAACGCGTCGATTTCCACATGGACGCTCGGTACGGCGCTCAGCTCACGCATGAGATCGTCAATATTCCGCGAGACGGAAAACCCCTTGGCGCCCTCAAATCCCGCTTGCTTCAGCGCGGCACCCATGTAGTGCACGGCCTGACGCACCCGCGTACTCCCGCGCTCCCACGTGCGCCCGTTCCACACCATGAAGCCAAGCCCGTCCGCGTACTTGATATGCCCGCCCATGAAGGCCACCAGCGCGTGAGCGTTCAGCACGTCGCCCGCTTCGTAGCGCTCCGCAAGCTCCGCCATCACACGCACAGCGCGAGCGGCTTCGTCATCATCCGGCACCATCGCACCCGTTGACTCGTCCACCGTGGCGAGGCCCATGCGCGGCTGATACGGCGTGGCGCCCTTCACGGCGGCGTGCAGCGCATCCGGGAAACGCTGTGCCCCAATGCGTTCGCGCCACTCCGTCAGGTCGGCACCCTCATACGGCACGGCCAGCGTGAAGACGTCCAAGCCATGCGCGGCGAGAGCGGAGGCCAGCCGCTGAGTGAAGCCGTTGCCCGCCGTGTCGTTGTCCCCGCAGATGATGACTTGGCGCCCTGCGAGGTTCCGCGCAAGCTCCGCGATCAGCTCCGCACTGCCACTGAGCGAGGCGCCCCGGATGCCCACGGCGTCATAGCCCACGGAAACTGCTGTGAGCCCGTCTCCTGGCCCCTCAGTGAGCAGCACGGGTGCATACCCGCCCTGCCCCCTGAAGACGCCGTACGTAGCCCAGTGAGCCCCTTCAGGGTTGGTCAGCGAGACCCACCTACCCGGGCACTTGCCGCTGAGATCGCGACCCTGAAGCCCGTAGGCGATGCCGTCGAAACCGCGCAGCGGAACCGTGAGGCGCCCATAGGACTTGTACGCGCGAGACAGGTGGGGGAAGCCGAAGCCGTCCCCTTCGTCCACACCAAGCATCAGATCTGCGGCGGTTTCCACGTCGATGCCGAAGCGGCGGAGTGCGTACGCCCGTGCCTGCTCCGCTACGGCGTTGTACGGGTTCGCCAGCGCGTCAGCAGCCGACAGCACGTAGCTAGCCAACGCGTCTCGGTGGGTCTCGCCGATCAGGCGGGGACGCTCGCGCGGCACGGTCAGCCCGTCGCCGGTCGCATTGAACATTTGGGGCCACGTGAGGCCAGCGGCTTTGATCACGTCGTCAGGCTCACACCCGGCACGGCACGTGACGCGGACCTTGCCATCGTCGCCCCGCCAAATGCGGAGGGATGGCGTCGAATCCGGGTGCGCGCCGCACAGCGCGAGGTACCCGCCATCGGATTCTTCACTCACGCGTTCGAACCGCGCGAGGATTTCAGCGAATTTCATTCGTTGCTCTCTCCTACTCGTCTACTGCGGGGAGGGACAAGCGACTGCCAGCGGCGCTAACGCAAAGCGACCCCCTGACAGCGCGGAGTGTCCGAACCATCAGGGGGTCGCGTACCTCAGAACCCCTCCGCCCATTCCGCCAGCGTCTTCGCGCCCTTGCTCAGATTGCAGCCTGCGCAAGCGGGAACCATATTCGACTCAACGTCGGCGCCTCCCTTCGCAATCGGAGTTACGTGGTCCAGGTGCGTTGCGCGGTTGTCGCAGTAGCAACACTTGCGCCTCCACCTGATCATGATCGCCGTACGTGAATACGGGACATGAGCAACGCCAGCGGCTTCCGCCCGGCGTTTGTGGGTCTTCGTGTGCCGTTCGTCCGGGGGCAGCGAGGCGAAGTAGCTGCGCACATGCTTTGCCGCTGCTGCCTTGCGACATGCCGCGCAGCTCGTGCTTACGCGCTTGGCTTTGCCCGCGATGAACGCTGACGCGGGGAACGGCTTCCCGCAGCGCCTACACGTCGTCATCATCGACCCCACTAGGCGCGCACAATGGGCACGTTGCCGCATCATGCCTCTCATCCAGAGCCGCTAGAACCTCCGCCGCAAGGTCCCTGCGCCGGAAACCAAACGGCACCCCGAGGAACGACAGCGAGGGGGACGCCACAATTCCCGTACGGTGCGCAACCCTCTTGAGAATCCGCCGCAAGCTCATGAGCCGCCCCCGTCATCGCTGGCTGCCGCCCACAGCGCGAGGAAGCGCCGAAGCTTCGCGGTAGCTACCTCTGCGGACGCGCCGAACCGGTCGAACGTGATGCCCATGTCGCGAAGCGCGCCCAGCAACTCCGCCCGCTCCAGGATTTCCGCGTGCTGCGCGAGTGTTCGGATGAGCGAGCGCGGGTCAGCAGTGTTCCGAAGCCCGCTCTCGATCCGGTAGGTCTCCGCCGCGTAGCCCTCGCCGATGGTCAGCAGCTTCCGCCCGGCCTTGGTCACCGTGACGGCCCTGCCGGAGCTAGTACCGTAGCGCTCCAGCAGCAAGACAACGTCGCCGACCTTCACGCCGCTGAGATCACCCATGCTTCGCATCCCTCCGCTTCTCGTACGCGTCCAGCGCCGGATGGGTCGCCTGCTCCCGCGGGCTATCGCGCCACATCCGGTCGAATTCCGCTGCCTTGACTTCCGCGCTTTGCGGATCATCGGGCATCCGCCTACTCCTTTCGGAAGAGCTTGTACAGCGCCCCCGGCGTGACCTGTCCGGGCTGCCGTCCGTCGCTGAAGAGCTGAACGCCCGCGCGCCGGTACGCTTCGTCAGCGAGCTGCGAACAGATCAGGTGGCGCGTGCTGGCCACGTAGGCGCGAAGTCGCTTGCTCGGAAGCCGAAGGCGAACAGCGCCAATGGCGAAGTAGTCCAGGAACGAATACGGAGTGCCGAGCATCCCGTACGCATAGTGCGCTACGGCGTAGCGCTTACCCTCCGGCGCACGGTGCCACACGATGCGGCTCGCGTCGTACTTGCTCAGCGGGGCGAGAATGGCGCCTCCCGGCTGTGCTTCCACGACTTCACCGAGACCCACGTACACGAATGCGTGCTCGTAGTCCGCGAAGCCGTCGCCGTTCAGCCACTGGCCAATACGGATCAGCTTGCCGGTAATGCCGCCGATCTGTGTCAGGCCGATATCGCCGACCTGCGGTTCATACATCAAATCCACCTCACGTCAGCGCCGCGCGACATGGCATGCGCCACCGCGTCAGCGAACCGGGGCCAATCGCGATCCTCGCGAACGGCTTTCTCAATGACGAATACGGCGCCCTCGCCGCACTCCCGTACATCACCAGCGGCGGGGAAGTTGCCCGCCGAGATGAGCCACTGCGCGCGCAAGCGCACCCCCCTCATACGAGACTTGTATGTGCCCTGCGACAGCAAAAGGGCGGGCAGTCTCCGCATTGGAAACCACCCGCCCTCGCGCTTCGCTACTGCTGCGGGACCACGCCCGATCGGATCAGCCGCACATGCTCAGCGGAAATCCACTGCGGGCGGATCTTGCGCCGGGCCGTGAAGCCGCTCTCTGTGCCAGTCGGCAGCACCTTCAGCATCGGGCGGAGGCGACCGGCGACCTTCAGCGCAGTCACCTCACAGACCAGCGCATCGGCCATGCGGACCCGGTTAGCCTGCCTCGCGCTGTACGCAATCAGATCGCCCGGGTACAGTTCCTCGCCGCTGTAGTCGGTGACCACGCCTCGCTTGCCCATGGGCTACACCCCTTCCAGGTCTGCCAGCAGCTTCCGCGCGTCGTTTTCCTCAGCGTCCCAGAAGCCGTACGTAGTGATTGCCTTCATGCCGAGACGGATGAGCCGTAGCTCCTCGGACGTCAGCTCCACCGTGAACGTAGCGGGCGGATGGATCGTCGCCATGGTTCCTCGCTCTCTCCGCGACTGGTGCTTTCACTGCCCCCAAGCCCGGAACCTCCGCGCAATGCGGAAGCTCCGGGCAAGGCATATGCCGGTTAGAGCATCGGGACGGAACCGCCCTGGTCGAACGGCTCGAACGGAAGCTCCGGCGCCTGCGGCTCGCGCTCATCGTGGTACGTGGTCATAAGGCGCGGCGCCACATCCCGGGAGCTGACATCCACGGGGGCAGCGAGCACGTTGGAGGCAGTCACGCCTTCCAGGTGACGTACTGCGTTCCGGGCCTGCCTCGCACCGTGGGCGATGACCAGCGCGTTGACGAACTCGCCGGGCTGGACGTCGTCAGTGCGAACAACCTCGTAAAGCGCCATGCTTGCTCTCTCCTCGCTGCGCTTGCGCGCTAGCTGTATTCGGGGTCGCCGGTCTCTTCGTCTACGCCGAACCGTCGTCGGCGCTCATGGATCACTGCGGGGCGCTCAGCGGGAGTGAACTCCCAAAGAGGCCGCTTGATATCCACGTCAGGCAGAATCCGCAGTGCAGCGGCAAACGGCGTGACGTGGGTTGCGTCGGTTGCCACGTTCGCGCCTAGCCCGCGATGGCGTCGTTGTACGAGCGGATGCGGTCGAGAACGGGCTTCGTGTACTCCACCAGCTTGCCCGCCATCTTGCCCTTCTTGGGGACGTAGCTGACCAGTTCCAGCGCCAGATCGGCAACGCTCTCGCTGTTGTCCGCGAGGTCAGCCGCGTACTCGTGCAGTACCTTCAGCATGGTCTCGCTGCCGGTCTTGAATGTGAACTTCCCCAGCTCTGGGTCATCCGCCAGCCGGAACGTGATGACGATGGACGGCTTCGGCCCCATCTCCGCCTGCCAAGCCATCTTCTTCTCCGCGAGAAGAGCCGGGCAGCCGCAGGGCGTACCGATCTTCTTGTCGTCCAGCGGGTGCGAGAGGAACTTACTGCCGGTGCAGTGGTGGACCAGCTTGCCGCCCTTCCACTCCTTGAAGTCCGCGTCAATGGATTCCGCGTCCAGGATCACGGGAATCTTGGAAGCCTCCGTGTACACGGAAATGTAGTTCTCCTTGGTGGATTCGTCGTCCACCACCACCGAGCCGCCGAAGAGCTGCGCGATGGCGTCGGCGACGTTCCGATCCGCAGTGGAGAACTTCCACGCGCTCAGCGCCTCCGGAACCATCTTGCCCTTCGCGTTCTCCACCATGTGGCCGGAGTGGAAGGTGCCTACGGTGTCATCCGAGTACTTCTCGCGCTTCTCGGGCTTGGCGTCCGGGTCGGTCTCGAAAATGTCGATGTTCAGGGCCATGCGTGCTGCCTCTCTCCGCTGTCAGTGTTGGGAAAGGGGCGGGAAGGGTCAGCTTCGCCTACGGGCAAGTGGTCCGCGTGTGCGGTGTTGTGCCCCCCGGCGTAGCCTCCGCGCTTCCCGCCCCTTCTACTTAGCTATGGGACAAGCGACTGCCCGCCCTAGCGGCTTGCGCCCCCGGCAGCGAAAAGCGCGACCACAACGACAATCAGGATGATCAGCATCATGCCTGACCCCCCTCCCTCACGTGCTGAACGGTTTCGAGTCGCTGCGCCAGATCGGCCAGCAACGGAACGTCGCCCGACTCCTCTACGGCGATCAGCGCTTCCACCTGAAGCTCCCTGACTTCGTCTCGCGTCAGGTAGATGCAGAACGGATGCGCGGTAGTCTTGCGGTACAGCCGCATGCGCGCCCCCTACTTCCTGCGCGAGTACACGTGGTGGACTACGGTGGTGTGGTGCACTACGTGCGTGTGGTGCACGACGTGCACGTGTGAGTGCGAGTGGTAGTGGCTTCCGCCTCCGGCGTTGCAGGCGGCAATGGCGGGCAGGGCCAGTACGGCACCCGCGAGGGTCAGAGCGAGTCGCTTCACAGGGTTTCCCACTTTCCGGCGTCGTTGTTGTCGAGAGTGACCTTTAGCGTTTGGCGCGTCGCGCTGTGATACACGCACACACCTTCGGGGTTGGCGAAGCCAGGGGCAGCGACGGAGCCGTGATCGCGGAGGTGCGCAAGTCGCTGCGCGATGATCTCGGTGGACATTGGACCCTGATACAGCACGGGTACGGCGTCCAGCGGAATGCCCCCTACGCACTGCGCGAGGTCGCCCCACTTGTGCGCGTTGAACAGCGAGAAGCGCCGGTCTCCGTTGGCGTAGCCGTAGGCGCGATTGATCCCGCTGCCCCACCACTCACCGAAGTGCATACCCGGCCCGAGAAGGCTCACAAGCTCGGTGGCGTTGTCCCACACCCACGCCGCGAAGCCGTAGTTGTCCGTCGACTTGCCCGGCGTGATGATGCGCTTCCGGGACTGCGCGAACACCGCATAGAAATTGCCGTCCGCGTCGGTGGCGTACCTCGCAACCTGCGGGCAGTACTGCGTAGGGGTCAGCGGGCGAATGACGATCGCAGCGTTCGTACCGTCCAACTTCTCCGTCACGACGATGTCCCGGAACAGCCGCGCAGTCTTCGGCCACGGGGTGAACTCGTGAAGGGGCGTCTCCGGGACTGCGGGAGCATCGGCGGACCAGGGTGCCCACTGGGCCTCGGTAGCCTCCACAGTGCCCGTCAGGCCATCGCGAAGACCCCGCCAACTGGTTGCATGGGTGGTCACCATGCGGGCAGCGGCTGCCTTGGTGGTGTACGGGCCGTAGACACCCGCCACGTTGCCATCCGGATACCGCATGACAGTGCGGTACAGCTTGGTGTCCTCGTAGCGAATCGCGCGTGCCATTACTGCCCTTCCCTGGCGAGGTAGATGATGATGTCGCCGACGAGCCAGCCGACTACGTAGCTGATGTCGGGCATGCGGTGTGTGACGAGCCAGTAGGCGAGGATCAGCGCAGCGCCCATTACTTCGCCCTCCGCTGTGTGCCGGTGATGATCTGCCCGCTTCCCGCGATGGCCTTGCCGATGGCGCCACGCGAATCCGCGTCCCACCCGAACAGCCCGCGCAGATACAGGAAGTAACGGAATGCCTCGCGGAGATCCATCTCGATCGGGTGGAAGTTCCAGCCCTTGTCCGTGATGTGCAGCACGTACGCGCCCGTGATCTCAGGGATCGGAAACTGACGGCCGTCAGCGTCCAGGATGTAATCCGCTTCGGCATACGCCGCGAGCTGCATAGCTACTTCCGCGTGCGTGTCCTTGGACGTCTTCCAGTCCACAATCACAACGCGCGGAGTGCCCGAGCGATCCGGAGTCGGCAGGCCGAAAGCGTCAAGCCACACAGTGAGGATTGCGTCGAACGATCCGGCGTAGTCCCAGGTCTCCGACCAGACGACGTCCTCAGCGCGCACAAGCTCCGGATTCACAGCGGCAAGGAACTCCGCGAAGTGCCGGTGAACGTGCTCCAGATCGGGGGCGATACTGCGGATGACCTCTCCGCGAATCATGCGCTCAAAGAGATCGTGCGCCTCGCTGCCGAAATTGGCGCGGATGGTGGTGTAGCGGCGGCTCGCTCCGCTGAGGTACTTCACGGCGCCCTCGCGGTCGTTCTCCGCCATGCGCTCAATGAACGCGAGCGAGTCAATCGCAAGCTCCGCTGTCATCTTCGCGGCCCACGGCGAGAGGAACGGCTTTGCGAGCTTGTCCAGCACGCTGGTGACGCCGGGTCGCTTGGTGCGGTCGTCGCTAGGGTCGATGTAGTAGCGACTGCCACCCCGGTACAGGGTGCGTACTTGGCTCATGTGGTGCCCCTTCAGGTGAATGTGCTCTCACCTATGGAGGGACAGACGACTGCCGAGTGACGAAGTGACGTTGTGGCGGCGCCTCCCGTTTGCACCTACAGATATAGAGACTCTATGGATGGAACAGAACTACTCGTCATCTCGTCACTTCGTCACTGCTGCGCCTCGCACCCGCTGTACGCCCGTCTCCGGGCATGAAAAAGTCCCGCCCGACCACTGGGGCCAGACGGGACTACGAAGCGCTTAGCGGGGCACTCAGCGGCCTACAGGGCGGAAGCCTGCGCGATGAGTGCCGTTGCCGCTGCGTTCAGCTTCGCCTTCAGCTTCTCCCGCTCCGCGTCGTCCAGCTTCGGGGCACGCTTGACGGCAGTCGTAAGCAGCTTCTCCGCGCGGGACACGCGCTCGAACTCCTTCACGTACTCCTCGCTGCCAGTCGGCAGAGCAGCGGGGGCGGGCGAGTCGGAGCGCGGGCTCATGCGCTGCAACAGTGCCCCCACAGCCTCAGACGGCTTGGCCTCCGGCGCGGCTTCCAGCTCCTTGGCGAAGCGCGCGGC